CAACAGGTGGTTCGAACACAGCCATCAACTTTGAAGTAAACGGTCAGTCAATCACAGTAACTGGTGCCGCAGGTGCTGGTAATCCGGTAACACTAGACGAGATTGTTACTGCGATTAACAACAACTCAACATTAGCAAGTGCTAATATTGTTGCATCGAAAGATTATGTGAGTGCTACACGACAATACTTAAAATTAACAAGAGCAGGTGGTTATGCAGTTTATCTACATGACGGTACAGACAACACAAACATACTAGGTGTAAGTACTGCTTCATTGGGTTTCACTGACAACACATCATCTGGAGCGAATGCTTTCTATTACAAATCACTTTGGTCAAACTTGACATACGAAGCGACGAACACTGCACCAAAACAAGATCCAGCAAATGGAACTTTATGGTACAACAGTTCACAGACAGCAGATATCTATCAAGCAGTTAACGATGGCGGTACAATGAAATGGCACGCCTACGCTAACTCAAAAGATAAAGGTACAACTGGTTCGATCGTGTCAGGTGGTTTAAAAGACCTACAGATTGTATCTGAAGCACCAACTAAAAAATCAGATGGCACTTCGGCTTTGACAGCAGGTGACATTTGGATTGACTCAAACGAGTTAGACGTGTATCCAAAAATTTACAAATGGAATGCAGGTACTTCAAAATGGGTATTGTTAGACAATACTGATCAAAGTACAGCAGACGGTGTATTATTTGGTGACGCAGTTGGTAACCCAGGTGGTACAGACGAAGATGCACAAGATTGGGGAGCTCAGTATTCAGACTTCCATTCTGATGCACCAGATCCGGCTGTATACCCAGAAGGCATCTTGTTATTCAACACAAGATTATCAGGTTACAACGTTAAGAAATACGTAACGAACTACACTTTTGATAACACAAACAATGGAAATGTTTGGGTAACTGAATCAGGTTTACAAGAAAACGGTGCTCCGTACATGGGCAGAAAAGCTCAGAGACAAGTAATCGTAACTGGATTACAAGGATCACTAGCAAGTAACGATGAGATCAGATCTGAATCAAGATTCTTCAACTTACTAGCCGCACCAGGCTATCCTGAGTTGTTAGATGAAATGATCACGCTATCTACAGACAGAAAACAAACTGCTTTTGTACTAGCTGACACTCCATTTAGATTGAAACCAGATGGAACGTCAACATCAGGTTGGGCTAAGAACTCAGCTCTTGCACCAACTAACGGTGAAGACGGTCTAACATCTGCATCACCATATGCGGCTGTTTACTATCCATCAGGATTTACAACAGACTTGTCAGGCAGTAACGTGGTTGTTCCACCAACGCACATCGCGTTGAGAACACTTGCGTTCAATGACCAAGTTGCGTTTCCATGGTTCGCACCAGCAGGTTACACAAGAGGCCTAGTTGACAACTCAACGTCAGTAGGTTATGTGACAGGCGAAGGTGAGTTCCAAGCAGTGTCTTTATCAGAAGGTCAAAGAGATACGCTTTACGCTAACAAAGTCAACCCGATTGCGTTTATACCAAACAGAGGTTTAGTAGTGTTTGGTCAAAAAACTCTATCACCAGTTGCTTCGGCACTAGATAGAATTAACGTAGCGAGATTGATTGTGTATCTAAGATACCAATTAGACTTAATAGCGAAACCGTTCTTGTTTGAACCTAATGATAGAATCACTAGGGATCAAGTTGTAGATACGTTCAACAGATTCATGGAAGATCTAGTGTCTAAGAGAGCACTATTTGATTTCCTAGTAGTTTGTGATGAATCAAACAACACACCTGCAAGAATTGATAGAAATGAATTATACATTGATATTGCAATACAACCAGTAAAAGCAATTGAGTTTATATACATTCCACTTCGTATCAAGAACACAGGTGAGAGTTTAACAAGTTAATAATAAGGGGATAGGCAACTATCCCTTTATTTTACCTTTACAATTTTTTTTGTGAAGCATAAAAAAAGCGTAGGGCGTAAATAAAATAAAGGAGCAGTAGATTATGGCAACACTTTCAAAATTTGGTGTACCAATAGACGGATCAACAGGAAGAGGTGGTATTCTTCAACCTAAATTAAAATACAGATTTAGAGTGAGATTTACCAACTTCGGTAACCTAGGAGCGTCTCCACTGCAATTAACACAACAAGTAATGAGTGTGACGAGACCTAAAGTTAACCACGAGGAAGTACCGATTCATTCGTACAACTCAATTGCATACTCGCAAGGTAAACACACATGGGAACCAATCAACATTACTTTACGTGATGACATCAACAACAACATTTCTAAACTTGTTGGTCAACAGGTTCAGAAACAAATGAACCATTTTGAACAAACATCTGCGGTAGCAGGTTCAAACTACAAGTTTGGAACTAAGATTGAAATCTTAGATGGTACTAACAACACAGAGTTAGAACAATGGGATGTCGAAGGTTGTTTCTTGCAGAATGTAGACTATTCAGATGGCGATTACGCAGTATCAGAACCAGTACAAGTTATCCTAACTTTAAGATATGATAATGCAATTCACCAGGCACCTAGTGACACTATCTTCCCACTAATATCCGTTGGTCTTGGTGGCACGAGCTTATAATAGTAATAGTCTATAAAGTAGGTTAAATGTCCGGTATAGTTTTAAAACCAGCTAATAGAGCCGCTCAACTTTACGTTGGCGGCTCAGGCGTTCAGCAGGCCGTAAGGCAACAGCATCAATATGTATTGGTGTATAACCTATATCCAATCAGAGAAGATGATTTTTTAGATGAAAAGATCGGTTATCTAAAAGAGTTCAGAGACAGATTACATTTTTTATGTAACACTGTAGACGGTCCAAAATTCCAAGTACAGCAAGATGTACTAAATCAGTACAACAGAAAAAGAGTAGTCAATCGTAAAGTTGACTATGATCCTTTGACAGTGAGAATGTATGACACTGTTGACGGTTTAGGTATAAAATTTGCAAGAACACTTTACGAGTTTGAATTTGCAAACGCAAGATTATACAAGACAAAGGCAGGTGGTGCTCCTCTACAGCATCAAGAACAAGCAAACTATGTTCAAACTGTTTTACAGAACAGCAACAGGTTTGTTGAGACACATCACTTTGGTATGCAGTCTCATAGATATTATCACAGATTACTAAAAAGCATAGACCTGTATCAAATGGCAGGAGGTACTTTCAGTAAAGTGAGAATGGTACACCCGAGAATATCAAGAATGGACATGGACACATTTGCCTATGAGTCAAGTACACCAGTCAATCTTAACCTGGCATTCACTTATGAGAATTTGATATTTGAAGAAACCAATGTCAAGTTAGACGGGTCTGATCCTGAATATCCAATTGACACAATGATGGAAGAAACTGCTGACTTCGAAGACATATCTGGAAGCAGTGGCGGTGGCGGCAGTACAGGTTCATCTGGTGCACCAGAGGCCATAGCACCTTCGATCACGAAGAAAGTGGACAATCTTATTTCAGATCTCAAGTCAGGTAATTTTCCTAAGGGAGATAATAGTGCAAACGCAGAAACAACACCAGGCGGCGAAGTACCTGCAAACGCAAAACCATTCAAAGGTTCTTATAACAACAAGACAGAGAAATTAAAAAACTACAGTGGTAAGACTTACGTGGTACCAAAAGGCACGTCAAGTTCGAACACTGCTACCAAGTCAACTATAGGCGGAAAGAATTTAGGTTAGTATCATGGCAAGTAGACCAAGCACACAGATAATAGAAAATTTAGGTGGTATCAAACAAGTGATCCGATCGTTTGGCAACATCACTAAAAATCTATCAGGTGGTGATTTGAATTCACAGAACACAGAGGCCTCTAGAGCATTAGAAAATATTGCATTGGGAGTTCCTGAATCGATCAATGGACCAAAGTTTGATGTCATAAAAGGAATATTCCAGAAACACATTGATAGTGACAGCCTGGCAAACGCATATACTTTGTTGACGCTAGATGCTATGAAAAAATTTGAAGCGAACTTTGATGATCTGTTTGTCAAATACGAAGGCGAAATAACTTTCAGTGATTTAGGCGTTGCTTTATTAAACAATTACAGACCTAGTACAAGTCAAATAGGTACGACAACCACACTTAAACCTAATAAATTTGTAGCACGTCACATAATACAGTAAATAGTATTATGAACAAGTTCCATCAAGGAGAATACAAACTCAGTAACCCGCAGAAATATGCAGGTAAAAGAAATCCAAGATATAGATCTGGATGGGAGTTGACTTTTATGAGAATGTGTGACAATCACCCTGCCGTATTAAGTTGGGCAAGTGAACCAGTAAGGATACCTTATAGACATCCTTTTACAGGACAGTATACTCACTATGTTCCTGATTTTATCATGGTGTACAAGAACAAGGGTGGTACAAAGATAGCAGAACTGGTCGAAATAAAACCAAAAAGTCAAACTATTTTAGAAAAAGCTAGATCTTCCAAGGATAAATCTGTTATAATACTGAATAGGGCCAAATGGATGGCCGCCGGTGAATGGGCAAAAAGGAAAGGTATGCGATTTAGGGTCTTGAATGAAGACTCAATCTATGCTATAAAGTAAATTATGTCAGTAAAAACAGGAGGCCCAATTACAACAACAACTGGTTATCCACCGTGGACAAAAGTTTGTTTGGTAAATGGAATAAAATTATTAGCACTGCCAACATTGGGTGGTGCAACAGCAGTATCAGATAGTTGGATCAAAAAAGTTGCAAAGACAATGCAACTGATGTTTGGTTCAGGAGCATCAATCAATACCACAAATCAAAACGACACCATGAATCAAATGGCACAATCAAGCACAGCACAGTTACTTGGTTATTCAGGACCAGGTTCCTACAGTCCAAGCATAGTGGCAGATGATGCCAATAACAACTATCCAGGCATTGATTATACAAAAGACAACAATCCAAATGTTGATTTTATTTGGGAAGTGTCAGCAGGCAGTGGAGCAGTGATGGAAGTTGTTGAACACTTGTTACACACAATCACAGTGTTCGGCCTACAACAAACATTTTCAACCAAGATGAATCAAATGAATCAAACAAGTGATATTTACAATGCCATGCAACAGGCAAGAACCACAAATGGATCAGATGGCAATCCAATATTTGACACATCAGGATATTCAGGTGACTTTGCCAACGATGCAGATTTTAGAGCATTGTTGATGAGAGAATATTACTACTTGTTGGTTGCGGCTGAATGGAATTACATATCAACATTTTCGACTTCACTGGCACCAGAATGGAATGACAGTGCAATCAATTCCGCAGGGGTACAAACATATAACTCACTGGGACATCAACTATATTTAGATACCGCGGCAAAAGTTTTGACAGCACCAGACACAACAACAATGTCGAGTATATTTGCTTCCGGTGACAACTCAGGATATCAAGCAGATTATGAACATATTACTATGTCAGGTGGTGTAAAATTTGATGGTGGTGCATTGTTTGGATAAATAATAATATAGGTACTTAATATGAATAAAAAATTAGAAAAAACATTTGACTTACCTAGCATGGAAGAAGCGTTAGACGATCAACAACAAGAAGAATCTAATTTAGAAAACTCTGAAGCACAAGATTTAGATCGTTCTTCCGCGGCCGCTCACGCAGAGCTAGAAGAATCTGATGTTGCCGATGATGAGCAAGTGATAAAAAGAGCTCTCACAACGGCTGAAAAAATAGACAAGGCTTTACCACAGGTCAAGGATTTGCAGACACATGATACGGACATGGACACGTATTCGGGAGAAGCAATGAAGTCTTACAGAGAGCTAATGGACCTTGGTATGAACTCGGAAGCCAGACACGCTGGTAAATTCTTTGAAGTGGCACAGACCATGATGAAAAATGCCATAGAAGCCAAGAATGCGAAAGCAGATAAAAAACTGCGTATGATCGAGCTACAGCTCAAGAAACAGAGGGTTGATCAGTGGGATAAACGTGATGGCAATGACCAAGATGTCATAGAAGGCGAAGGTTTTGTAGTAGGAGACCGCAATAAACTACTAGATCAGCTGATAGAAAAGGTAAATCAAAACGACGATAAAACAGAAGACAAGGATAAATAGAAATATGAAGAGTTTTAAACAATATCTAGCGGAAGCAGTAAAAGAAATTCCAGTAAGAATTAAACTGGCTACAGACGTAAGTGACGAGATGGTAGACACTATTGAGTCTGAATTACAGCGTTATGATGTGGTTAGCGTAAGCAATCCAACTAAAACAATCATGCAGGAACACCCACTTGATTTTGGTACAAAGATCAGGAACGCAGAAGTGTTCATCATTGATGCAGTTGTTAGAATGCCAATCAGCTTCGAAACTTTCAGAAGAAACTTATCTGACAAGTTAGCAATACCATATGACTATGTTGTTGTAAAAGGCGAAAATGA